TGATCCATCAGGTTCACAATTCCATTCAAGAGACCCGAAAGGGTCTCTTTTTTTATCTAAATAAAAATAAAACGCGATGGCGTCAGCATTTAGTAATCAAATACAGAATAGAAACTTTTTATCCCCAGTCGGATTTAAATTTACACTGGCAAAGTATCCAAAAGTTTCATTCTTTTGTAATTCATCAAGAATACCAGAATTAAGTTTAGGTACAGCAATTCAACCATCATATCTCAAAGATCTTGATGTACCTGGTGAGAAAATAACCTATGGTGATTTAAGCGTTAGATTTTTAGTTGATGAAAATCTTGAAAACTATATGTCAATTCATAATTGGATTACTGGTTTAGGATTTCCAGAAACTACACAACAATTTAAAAATCAAACAACTAACTCTGATGGAATCCGTGATTTAAAGGAGCAGTATAGTGACGGATCATTAAGTATTTTAAATTCAAACTATAGAACCGTAGGAGATGTAAAATTTAAAGACTTATTTCCAATTTCATTGACATCTTTGGATTTTGATTCTACAGTAACTGATATTCAATACTTTACAGCAGAGGCAACCTTCAAGTATACTGTCTATAATATCGTTGATACAAGCGGCAATCTTCTATGAATCTTGATGAGATTCAGGAAATGTGGCAGAGAGATTCTGTCATTGATCCTGACAATTTACATGATGAATCTTTAAAAATTCCTCAACTTCATTCCAAATATTATACCATCTATAATACAATTACTCTATTACGCGAGAAAGCAAGAGAAACTTACAACAGAGTCAAACTTGAGCGTTACAACTACTACACAGGAAAGGCACCTATAGAGGTCTACGAAGAAGAACCATTCCCATACAAAGTTCGGGACAAAGAGGCACTACAGAGGCATATGGACGGGGATGAGAAACTCTCCAAAGTAGAACTTAAAATCAGATACTATGACATTATGCTTAAGTTTCTTGAGGAAGTTATTAAGTGTATATCAAATAGGACTTTTCAAATTAAAAATGCTCTAGAGTGGCATAAGTTTCAATCGGGGTTCAATTGACCCCTTTTTTTATGTCAATAAATATTTTTGTATTGATATGAACTTATGTCACACTTGATTATATCTAAAAAGAATGAGGTATATCTTCAGGTAAAAGCAGAACCACATGTCTATTATGAACTGGCAGATCAGTTCACATTTGATGTACCAGGTGCCAAATTTATGCCCCAGTTTCGCAACAGGCACTGGGATGGAAAAATTCGTCTATTTAATACGCAGACTGGTGAAATTTATGTAGGTCTGTTAGATAAAATTACAAGATTTTGTGAGACTCATGATTACAGTTATGAATTTGTAAATAATAAGTTCTATGGTTTACCATTTGAAGTCAATGATATGATTTCAAAGGAAGGAGTCAAGGATTATATGACTTCTATTTGCAAGTACTCTCCCCGCGAATATCAAGTAGAGGGAGTATACGACGCCTTAAAACATAATAGAAAGCTGCTGATATCTCCAACTGCTTCAGGAAAGTCCCTGATGATATATGCGATTGTGAGATATTACGTTGAGAAAGGACAAAATACTCTGATAGTCGTTCCGACGACTTCCCTAGTAGAACAGATGTATAAAGACTTTGCAGACTACGGTTGGGATGTAGGTTCATTTTGCCACAAAATTTATGCGGGGAAAGAAAGGGAGACTGATTCACAGGTGATTATCACTACCTGGCAGTCTATCTACAAACTTCCCCGTCAATACTTTTCAAGATTTAATGTGGTTGTTGGAGATGAGGCACACCAGTTTAAATCAAAGTCTCTAATATCTATAATGACAAAACTTTCTGATGCTAAATTTCGTTACGGTTTTACAGGAACTTTAGACGGAACACAAACACACAAGTGGGTTCTAGAAGGTTTATTTGGTCCTTCTTATAAGATTATCAGAACAGAAGAACTGATGCAGAAGGGTCATGTTGCCAAACTGGATATCAATATACTTCTATTGAAACACCCACCAAATAAGTTTGAAACTTTTGAGGATGAAGTTCAATATATCATCAATCATGAAAAGAGAAACAAGTTTATTAAGAACCTTGCCCTTGATCTTAAAGGGAATACTTTGATTCTATTTTCACGAGTAGAAGGTCATGGTCAACCTCTATACGATCTCATAAATAAGAATATCACTGATAATCGCCATGTATTTTTTGTACATGGTGGAGTGGATACGGAAGACCGAGAAAAAGTTAGAGAAATTACTGAAAAAGAAAACAACGCAATTATCGTTGCTTCTTACGGAACTTTTTCTACGGGTATTAATATTAAAAATTTACATAATGTTATTTTTGCTTCACCATCCAAATCAAGGATCAGAAATCTTCAATCTATCGGTAGAGTCTTAAGAAAAGGCGATAATAAGACTAAAGCAACTCTATATGACATTGCCGATGATATCAGTTATAAATCAAGAAAAAATTATACTCTTAACCATCTAATAGAAAGAATCAAAGTTTATAACGAAGAAAACTTTAATTATGATATTGTAAATATTCCACTCAAGAACTAATGGAAGAAGAGTTTTACGCAATTATAAAACTAATATCTGGAGAAGAAATTATTGCTCTTATTTCTATTGATGAGAACGATGGAGATCCTGTAATTATTCTTCAAAATCCTCTTACTATGAAAATGATTCATTCACCAACTGGATCTTATATCAAAGTAAAGCCTTGGATGGAATTATCAGAAGATGATATCTTTATCATAAAACTTGATAGAGTAATTACTATGACTGAAACAAAAGATAGTAAAGTCATTGATGTGTATAACTCTTATATTAACGATGAAGATGATGATATAGAATTATACAGATCTAGTGGAGAAGTTAAAGTCTCAAATAAGATGGGTTACATATCTTCAGTAGAGGATGCTAGAGAAAAACTTGAAAAGATCTTTAAAGGTCTTAAAGAAAGCTAAACCCCATCTTCAACCGGGACAAAGGTAGTCTACACACAATTTAAGATGTTGTCAAGCCCTTAAAGTATGGTATAATATACATAACATTTTTTAATTGAATAACAATGTCATGCCAAAAAAGAAATCAGAACATGGGAGAATGTTTTCTAAAGATTGCCACACACCTTTCATACAAACCAAACTTTGTCAACTACATGTTTCGGGATGATATGATTTCTGATGGCATTGAAAACTGTGTTCAATATATTCATAATTTTGACCCAGAAAAGTCAAAGAATCCTTTTGCCTACTTTACTCAAATTATTCACTATGCATTTTTGAGAAGAATTCAAAAAGAGAAAAAGCAGTTAGATATTAAATCAAAAATCATTGAACGCACAGGGTTTGATGAGGTTATGATGGTTGACGATAGCTTGCTTTCTGGGCATAGTTCGGACTATAATAGTATTAAGGATGCTATTCAGTATAAGTCTAGATAGAGCACCATAGTGTATAAATAACTATAACATTACGGAGCATTATGCCCAATCAATATAGTGGAGTTGGAAGACAAAATAGATTGCAAGCAATAGAAGAAGGTAAGAAAACTTATATTGGTTCTACTGCTTGTAAGCACTGTGGTAGTTATGAAAAGTATGTGTCCACTTCTGGTTGTTCTCCTTGTGCTATATCCAGAGGTTTAGAAAAACTTAACAACGAAGAATTGATGAAACCTTATAGGACTAAAGAGAAAGTCAAAAAAAGATTGGATATATGGAGAGAAGAAAATTCTGAAAAATATCAAAACCAATATAAGAATGATATTGCCAGACAAAAATGTAAAGAATACTATCATAACAATAAGGAAAATGTAAAAGATACTTATCTACAAACAAATTATGGTATCACTTTAGAAGATTATAATTTTTTATTAGAAGACCAAAATAAAAAATGTAAAATATGTAATAGTGAATGCTCTACTGGAAAAAGTTTAGCAGTAGACCATAACCACGAAACTGGCAAAGTTAGAGGATTGTTGTGTAAAAATTGTAATATTGGTTTGGGAATGTTTTTTGATAACATTGACTTTCTTGAATCTGCCGTGCTATATTTGAAATCTAGTTAAGACTTATTATGCGTATCGGCTTAATCACGGACACCCATTATGGTGCCAAAAAAGGATCAAAGTATCTTCATGATTATTTTGAACTTTTTTACAAGAATGTATTTTTCCCTGCCCTTGAAGAACATGGGGTAGAAGCAGTCATTCACATGGGTGATGCTTTTGATAGTCGTAAGTCTATTGATTATCAAAGTCTTGAGTGGTCAAAGCGAGTTGTATTTAATAATCTTAAAAAATATGATGTTCATATGATTGTGGGCAACCACGACACCTATTACAAGAACACCAATGAAGTGAATTCACCAGAATTACTTCTTCAAACTTATACCAATATTAGAACTTATAGTAAACCAACCGAAGTAAATGTTGGTGGATTAGATATTTTATTTTTGCCCTGGATTAATCAAGAAAATGAAGAACTATCTCTCAAAACTATCAAAAAGACTTCTTGCAAGGTTGCGATGGGGCACCTTGAGCTCCAAGGATTTAGAGTTAATCGACAACTCATCATGGAGCATGGTCTGCAAAGCGAACTATTTGAAGAGTTCACCCATGTCTTCTCGGGACACTATCACACTAGATCGTCTGATGGAAAAGTCTTCTATCTAGGCAATCCTTATGAGATGTATTGGACAGATGTGAATGATACTCGTGGATTTCACATTTTTGATACTGAAACTCTAGAGTTGACCCCAATTAATAATCCTTATAAATTATTCTATAACATTTATTATGAGGATACTCCACATCAAATGTTTGATGCTACGGAGTATGAAAACAAAATTGTCAAGGTCATTGTTCGTAAAAAATCTAAACCAAAAGATTTTGAAAAGTTCATTGACAAATTGTATAATGTTGGAGTACAGGATCTCAAAATTGTAGAAAACTTTGTTATTCAGGAAAATGAAGATTTTGAAGTTGATGAAGAAGAAAATACAATGTCAATTTTGAATCGTTATATTGAAGAATCTGAATTTGAATTTGACAAAAATATTATTAAAGGTATTTTCCAAGATCTCTATAGGCAAGCTTGCGAGGTGGAGTAAATGTTTCTCCTTACACTCAAAGATAGAAAAGACGACGGAGCATACGCAGTCCAAGACCAATACGGTCACAAAGTTTTATTTCTATTTGAGGATGAGGATGACGCCACCCGTTATGCTTTGATGCTTGAAGATCAAGAAGAAACTGAAATGGATGTAGTAGAGGTTGATGCCGAACTTGCCATAAAGACTTGTAAGTTTTATAATTACAAGTATGCCGTGATCACCCCTGACGATATTGTAATCCCCCCAAAAAATGTTAGTATTTCACAAGATTAGGTATAAAAATTTTCTTTCCTCTGGAAATCAATTTACTGAAATTGACTTTGAAAAGAATCATACCAATTTGATTATTGGAACAAATGGGGCTGGTAAATCCACCATCCTGGATGCTTTAACATTTGTTCTTTTTAATAAACCATT